ATATGACCTAAGCCTTCGATTTAATGTCGATACTCTTAACCCAGAATTTATGGAAAAGAAGATTGATGCGGTAATGAAGCTTACTCAGTTCGATGTGACTGGTGCTCTTGACCGCAATAAGCTTTTGGAAATCATAGCCGAGTCAATTGACCCAATGTTAGCAAAGCAAGTGGTCATGGATAAGGCAACAGCAGCCCAGAAGGAGATTGAGGATGAGCAAAATGCGTGGATTAAAATTATCAATGAAATCGAGCCAATACCCAAGGAGGGAGTTAATTTTCAGCTTCGCCAACAAACAGCTCAACAAATTATCCAAACTTCTCAAGAGCTACAGAAAAAGCTCCAAGAAAAACCACTTGTTAAGCAATTGTCGGATAATCGGATGCAATATTTGCAGTTCGGAATACAGCAAATGGAAAACGCGCAGATTGGAAGAGTGGGAGTTAAATCGGTCACTGGAGGATACTGATGTTTAAATTATTCCGTAAGAAATCGAAGCTAGTAAAGTACCCTAACCCAATGACGGCAGATGAAGTCGCTCAGGCTTTTGGAGATGTTGGGGATGGCAGTAAATTGTGGCAAGCGTTAGACACTATAATAGACTCAGCCCTTTTGGATTCAGTCAATGATGTGGCAGACCCAGCAAGTGATCCACAGAAAATGTCACATGCAGCTGGGAGGATTGATGCCTTGGCTACATTAAAAACACAAATAGAGGAATTTAAAAAATGGAAGAATGGGAAGATATCCTTCAATCAGAGTTAGGCGAAAAATGTAATGATTACTTAACGAAAGGTTTAACCATCCGTCAGGTAATAGGAGTACTGGAAACACTAAAGGCAGAGCTACTGCCCTCTATAGTTATCTTTGACGAAGAATGAAGTCTTTCGTATTTGCCAGCGATTTGCATGGTGATAAGCAGGACTACGATGCAGTAGCTCATCTGCATAAATTCGTAGATGATTTCAAGCCTGATGTCCGTATATTTGGTGGAGACCTATTTGATTTTTCTCCACTAATGAGATCCGCAGACGCTGCTGAGCGAAATGCAAGTATGGAGGCAGATGTGGAGGCTGGTATGGAGTTCTTAAAAGAGTTTAAGCCTCACCATTTTTTGCTAGGCAATCATGATGACCGATTATGGCAGACAGCCGAAAAGCACAGCTTAGGCATAATTAGGGATACAGCGAAATTAGGTATAAGGGACATTGAGCAGACCTGTCGCTCTATTAAGTGCAAGATGTATCCATATGATGTCGATAAGGGCATTTTAAAGCTTGGTAAAATAAAATTCTGCCATGGTTATTTTCATGGCATTACAGCCACAAAGAGACATGCGGAAACTTTTTCTGAAGAGGGTGGGCTGGTAGTGCATGGACACATTCATTCTTTACAGTACCATTCTATTCCGAAGCAAGGTGGTGGTGCTGGAATTAGTGCTGGCTGCTTGGCTACTACTGCGATGGATTGGAATCGGGCTAAGGTTAACAGGTTGGCTCACGAGGCTGGCTGGGTTTACGGATATTTTTCTAACAAAGGTTGGGCTGCTTATACAGCTAAGCGAATGGGTAGCGAGTGGTGCTGGAGATGAGCTGGGCATCAAAGCTGGAAGATTTGCATGACGATAGTGCAAATAAACCAAGCGGTAAGGACTGGTTTACCATTACTGATTTCAAGGAGGAAACTGGGTATGGTTTTAACAAATGTTATAAGCTAGTGAACCAAGCTATCTCAGAAGGAAAAATGGAATGTTACTCAGGGTCAGAGTACTCAAAAAACCAAAAACAGTTAGTTCGCAGGAACTGGTATCGTTTTATTGAGCCCAACTAGGGTAAGCGTATTGACAGATTGTTAAGCGACAAAAAGTTTTATCTTAACATTCGTCCGTGACGATCTTCACGAGATTACAATTCCAACGCCAGTGAATTAAAAACTATGGTAGACACAATAAACGAGGTCGCACCTCAAGAAACAGCAGAGACAGAATCAGATAGCTTAATCGATCTAGGAGAGATTATTGAATCTTCAGGGTTGAGCGAGCAGTTCATTGACAATGTAGAATCAGAAACCGAAGAGGTTGCTGAAGAAGAGCAGGAAGCAATTGAGGAGTCAGAAGAGATGTCCGAAGCCACTGAGTATACAGAGGTAGAGGAAAAACCTGAAGACTCTGAGGGTGTTAAAAAGCGGATTGGTAAATTGGTTGAAGCTAAGAATGCAGCTTTGGCTGAAGTAGAAATACTTAAAGCTGAACTAGAGAACACTGCTAAGGTAGAGCAAGCACCAAAGCCAGTACAGGCTCAGGGTGTTGACCGCTTTAGTGATGTCGAGAATATGCAACAGCTCCAGCAGCGTGAGGCAAGTGCCGAGCACTTAAGGGAGTGGCTTTTAGAAAATCCAGACGGAGGTGAGTATGAGGACATGGTTGGTGAGACCCATGATGTTGAATACGATCAAGCCAGAAAACTGATGGTGGAAACAGATAGGGATCTTAGGAAAAATATCCCTAAAACCGCATCAAGGTTAGTGGAAAAACAAAAGCAAAGCCAAATTGCAATTCAGACTTTCAAGTGGATGTCCAATCAGGGTAGTGCGGAGTCTCAGGAAGTTGAAAAGCTACTGACCAATAATTCACATCTGGCTGACTATGTTAAGACTGACCCTTTTGGGCTAATAACATTAGGATACGCAGTAGAAGGCTTTAAGGCTTACAGAGAAAATGCTGTAAAAGCAAAAGCTGGCAAACAACCAACCGCTCCGAGTCTTCCAACTGCCCCAAGTCGATCACAGAGGTCTGTGGTAAAGGCAAAGGGTAAAGGGAAAGACGCACTTCTTAAAAAAGCAGCCTCTGGTGACATTGATGATGCAGCGTCTTACATAGAATCATTACTTTAATAGGAGGAAAAAATCATGGCTGGAATAGTTGAAAGATCACAAAATTTAAAGAGGGAAGACTTGTCTTCGCTTCTCAGTATTATAGATAAAAAAAGTACACCATTTTTATCAGAAGTTAAAAAAGGCAGTGCACCACGCAACTCACTTTTAGAGTGGGGCGTAGATAAGCATAAAATTAATAATGTACAGGCTGCTACCTACACAGGTGGAGTATCTAACAAGATCCCAGTGGATGGTGAGGATACCACCAGTGCAGACTTCGAGAATTACGATGACCGCGCAAAGTGCCAAGTTTATGTGCAGTATGCTCGCAGATTCCCAAAGGTTTCTCGCTTGGCTGACATGACTTCTGACATCGCTGGAGTCGGTTTTAAGAAGGAAATGAGCAACTCGATTGCAAAAGCATTGGTCACTCATAAAAGAGATATAGAGAGTACTCTATGCTCTTCTCAGGAGACCAATCAGGAGAACTCTTCTGATCCATATCAGACTCGCGGACTAGGTAAGTGGGTTAGCTCAACAGCACAGGCAACTCTTCCAGTTCCTACATCGTTCTTGACTCCATCAACATCGATCAAGACATCTTCTGCTGCTACTGCTAAAGAAGAAGACATTCGTGACATCCTCCAGAGCATCTATGAGCAGACTGGTGAATCGGACAAAACCTTTTTTGGTCTTTGCGGAACTGCTGCTAAGAAAACCATTTCTGAGTTTACGCTGTTTAGCCCAAGAACCAATAATCTGGTAGTCTCTAATCGTGACACTGATGAGGGACGCTTGAGTGCTGCGATTGACATTATCGAGACTGATTTTGGTACTGTCGGGCTTCAATTATCGAGCTTTCTTGAGCAAGACGCTCGCTCGGCTGGTGCTTATGATGCCACTGTAGGTCAAGGTACTTTATTCATTTTGAATAAGCCACAGCTAGAGGTTTCCTTCGCGGAAAACACAAATGTCCGCGAGCTTCCTGATCTGGGTGGTGGTGCTCGTTCATTGATCGAGTCTGTGTTTGCTCTCAAGTCTTACTCTGGTGGACTTGACCACGGCAAATACACGATAACCTGATTCGTTTTCTTACGCTCAGCGATGCTCGATTCTAATAAAGAAATTGTAGTTGATGGGGTTAACTACACTGGTGAGGTTTGGGATATCTTTGCCAACCAATTTAGATCCGAGCTCGCTAGAGCGGAAGAAGAACAAATCAAGTTGATGCAAGCTGAGCGTCGATTGACTGGCGGTGAGCGAAAAAATTTAGACTTTGGGTATCTTAGATATAAGCTCTGCCCAGAAGTCTATAATTTTTGGAAGGACAAGATCCATGAGAATATTTGGCAGGACAAGGGTTTTAAAAAATGGTTAGACAATCGTTTCGGTGATCTAGTTAAAATTAAATCAGTCTCTGACAAAATTATTGTCTGATGAGAAGCATTGCTTATTCGGCAATCGAAAGGGGTGTTGCAGCAACTGCTGGAGTAGACCCAACCAGTATTCTTAGCCATGAAAAAGTACTACTGGCAGAATATATAACTGATGCGGTAAAGTACTGCTGGGATTATTATCCATGGGCAGAATTTACTAAGACGGAAGTAAGATATTTCCGTGACGAATTTGATCCGTCTAGCACCTATCCAGTAGGTAGTGAGGTTTATTATGACGGAAAGTATTATAGAAATTACCAAGAGGCTACAGGAGGCACTCCATTAGACTTAGTGTTTTGGTATGAAATTGGTGACATTGATGATGCACCAGAATGGACGGAGAATGGCTGCTACTATATAGGGGCTAAGGTTCGGTATAAGAACAAACTTTACCTTTGCGTCAGCGAACCAACTGACCCGATAGCGGCTTACGGCAACCAGCCATGTTGCTTTGAGGTAAATGGAATAACGCCAGAAAGTTCAAACTTTATTGAGATAAGCATTAAGTTTGATCGCTACATTTCCTATGAGCAAGTCGGTAGAGATATTATCGGAACTTGTTTATCTATTACCCTAGAAGATCCTCGGTATAATGATACGACTCCATTGAACTGGAGAGAGGGCAGGGAAGGAATTTATATAGACCCATATGACAAAACCTTTAATGAGGTCTGGGTTCGGTACAGGATAGAGTCCCCAGTTTTTAATGCGGACAGTGCTGACGAAGAAGTTCCAAATTTCTTAGCACAGGCAATAAAGGCTTATGCGTATAAACACTGGCTGGTGGGGGATGGTCAGCACGAGAAGGCGCAGTTACAAGACATGTATGGGCTTGACTTGCTAGTTCGTGAGCTGGACAAGCTAGACAGCCAGCAAGACAGGGCTGCACCCTTTACGATCACAAAAGAGCCTTACAGGAGGCTTAATGCAAAGCAGAGCCATAAAGCACCAATCACTGCTGAGCAAATTGCAGCAGTCAAGAAAGGGCTCGCAGAAATTGCCATGTCAGTGGACACAGATTTTAAGGGTAAAAATGCTGTGGTTAAGGCAATTATCGATGGTGACCCAATACTGGATCTTATTGTAACAGCACTTAATATCGTGCGGAAAGGTTACCCACAAATCTTCTTGAGGCTGAAGCCTGATGTCCGTGCAAAGAACGCAGCCCAGTACAGAGAGGTACAGGTGTTTACTAAGGTTTACACAGGCAAGGCTTACCGCTCAATAAACATTGGTCAGGTAAAAGCCCTGAAGCTCAATGTAGTGTGGAGTCCTCCGATAAATGGCAGGGTTAATATTTACTCGTCTCAGGTTGCAAGAAACTGCGTCAAGCAGTCTACCATTAAGGTAATGCCCACAAGGGTTTCTTGTGATTCGGTAATTGGCTACAATCCAGTTAAGTTTGGGAACGCTTATCTGGCTGCTGTAATTACTGCACAAAATGTCCAAGCTAAGAATATCGTCGGACAGGGTGTAAGTGTTGCACCTGTCCGTATAGATGGTGTCTTTAATGGCAGGAATGTAGTGCAGCGAGGTTACAGCACGGCTGCAATAGCAATCACAGACATAACACAGGGCGATAATATAGTTGTTAAGGGTGTGGCTACAGCCGCAGTGTCAGTTGTTACTCAAGTACTTGGTAAGAATGCAATAGTAAAAGGAGAGTCAACTGTGGTGCTTACTACCAGTCTTATTGCAACTAGTCACAGAGAGAGACTCAGGGAAGCATCAACTGTCATAACTTATAAAATTACTAATGGTCGGGATAGTGTTGTACAGCTATGGAACAGTCGAACAACGCCACAAACTGACAGTAGGCTTAATTTATCAAGTATACCATCGGCTGGTTCAGGCAGTGTCAGCCATATATTATTCGAAACAATGGGAAGAAGGACGCAGCCAGAAACAGGGCAAAGTTATTTACCCACAATGGCTACAAGACTGGCATCTGTAACACTGCAAGAATTTTTCAGTACAAACCAGCAGTTTAAATTAGTACATACTAGTGAGTTTGAGAATGAATCATTTTTTAGTGGAAAGTCAGTAAAGTGGTATGACTTGCCTAACACTTCCCTTTCTCAAAATGATGGTTTCCATACAACCAGAAACATTTATGAGGATATGCTGCTAGTGGGGCAAACTCCGATAAATATTCATGTGCCAGAACACACCAATGGGGAGTCAGAGGAAAATATTCAAGGCTATTTAATTGCATATTTCCAAAAACCAAGAATTAATCAGAGCAGTCATTCGGGTACACGCCAAATGTATTTTGGCTCACTTAGTGAGCTGTTACCGCAAAACACTACATCAAATAATGGGTATGGTGAGTTTGATCAGATTGCAGCTTCTTCACCTAAAGCAAATCACCCTCGCGGTTTATTTTCTGATAATTTTCAGTATTGGTCTGGGAATGAAAATGATGCATTCGCATGGCAGAAAAATAATGGGTATATGATTAAGTTTAGGATCTTATTAGAAAATGCAAGACCTACTACACCCTACGGCTTCGGTTACGGCGCTAATGACCTCATTCTTGATAATTATGATTATCTGCAATCAATATATTTAAATTCATCAGTTAGTAGTGGAACTTTAGGCAGTAATACATATCAAAAAACTCCTGTAACTGTCACAGGTGCATACTGTTTAGATCCAAATTACTCGCTAGATTTTGACAATCCTACACAACCAAAAGATACTGGTTTGATTCAAAATGTGATATTTGCAGCACAAAAAGAAAGTGCAGATTTATCTGGTCAGTACTGGAAATACAATCAACCGCCAGCCCCTTACAGGGAGCACGCTATTGTGCACGACAATACAAGCCAAGATCCTTGGGATACTCGCACGGCACTATACACTGCTGACCCCTCATGGAATCAAGCAAGTATGCCATTTACATGCAATGTAATCCCAGATGGATTGCCAACAACTTTTCCAGAAACATTTGGGGAGTCGGCACACTTAGACTGGGCAAATAATGACTGGGTAACCATAGGGCAATGCACCAATAAGAATGTGGTTATTGCAGAAAAAGAATAATTTTAACCAACTAAAAAAAAGAGAGGATATATAAAATGAGTCAAGCAACAGATTATTTAGAGGAGAAAATTTTAGATGCCATGGCAACGCTGGGCAGCTTTGATTTTGCTTCTGGAACAGTAACGAGTGGATCAGGTGGATACATTGGTCTTTTTACTTCAGCGCCTTCTGACAGTGCTGCTGGGACTGAGGTTTCAGCATCTGGTACTGCCTACACACGGATTCAGATTGGATCAGCTGGACAAGGTAGCTTCAATGCAGCATCTGGTGGAGAGATTGACAATGATGCAGAGTTCCGCTGGGCTGATGCTTTAGCTGACTGGGGAACGATTACCCATGTTGGGCTATTTGATGCATCCACTGGTGGAAACTTGTTGGTCTACGGACAGCTTCAAAGCTCTGTTGTCATCGAGCTAGGTGACATCTTTAAAGTTCCAGCAAACGGATTTACGATTCAGATGAACTAATGCCCTTGTGGGCTATAGTTTTAATAATCTTCTTTTTAGGTAGTTGTAGTATGAAGTCCCTCTTGCCTCCCACTCTTGCGGTGGTAGGTGGAGGGGCTGGTGCAGCAGTTACCGCAGGATCGCCAGCTGGTGCAGCTCTTGGGGCTGGAGTTGGGAGTGCTGCTGGGTCTTTAATTGTTATGGATTCAAATGCTAGAGAAGATAAGAAAATGATGGTGGAAGCTTTGACCTCTGGGGATGTTGACGCACTAGTAGAGACAAAACTTAAAGCTGCTAAAGATGGCGGTTTTTTTGACTCTCTTCTAGTGGAAGTTTATGGGGTCATTAAGTTATGCGTCATTGGCTTAGCCCTATGGTTTATCGTACCAATGGTTTACTCTCACTGGAGGGCAAAAAAATCAGAAGACAAATGGAACAGAATTTAGTATTTTACGCACTGCAAGTAGTCTCAGGGGTTCTGTTTGCAGTAGGTGGGTTTATGATAAAATCAGTACTCGGAGAGATGAAATGCCAATCACTAAGAATCAATAAGCTTGAAGTGGACATGGCTAAAAATACAACCGAGAACGAAACGCTATTTAAGAGGCTTGATGGTATCGAGACAAAACTCGACAAGCTACTGGAAGGGTGGAGGAATAGGTAGTGCCTAAGTTCCGCAGTCATGGACAATTAGACGATCCCTATCTTGAGGATGGGGATGGTATGTTTGTCGGTATGGATGCGTATACTGAGCCTACTTTATTGCCCGAAGGTATGGTGCAGTTTAGTGTCAACATGCGGTTTGATCAGGGTACTGCACGAGTTCGGAAGGGATTAAGGAAGGTTCGCGAGATTGCAGGAATCCAAAACCTATTAGCATTTCGAGACCCTGACGGCACTAATGATATTTTAGCGGTGACAAACAACGCACTTCTGGGAGTTACTAATTCTACAAAGGTCTTGCCTTTGGCGAACCCAGTAAGCAACGGCTTTGCGATTCAAGCCTTTAACGAGGTTATAGTTTTTGATGAAGGGCAACGCCCACAATTTTCAGATGGGGATAATTCTTTTACAGCATTCCCTGCTACTCCTACAGTAAACCAGCCTGAGTTTACGCAATGTCCAAACGCAGGGTTTGGGACTTACATGTCTAATAGGCTGATAGTGCCAGACTATGCAGATTCAAGCACAACAGTTCTAATTAGTGACTTGCTGGACAAAAATAATTTTCAGATAGGAACAGGAGAATTTTACGCCAACAAAGGCACAAACGATAAGACAATTGCCTTTTGTCCCTACCAAGAATCTCAAATTTTAGTGCTAAACGAAAACAGCATTCATATAATTGGGAATGTCCATTCACTGGACTCAACCAGCTTCGAGATTACTCGGCAATATGGAATCGCAGGGACTAGGGCTTTTGCACAAAATGGAAGCTATATTTACTTTGTATCAAACGAGGGAGACATTCAGGTTTTAGTGCCTAGTAGTGATCCAGCAAAAGGACTAGGTATAAGTGTCAGTAAGGTTAACTTAGACCAAGAGCCTTTATCAAAACAAATTACCCCCTTGGTAGAAAGACTCAATCTAGACGCTATCGATAAGAGCATTGTTCATTACCATAAGAACCGAGTTTATTTTGCTGTTCCGTACATTATTGACCCAGCTAATCCACCGACAGAGCCCACTGTTTTGTTGGTGTACAATAGCTTGCAGTCAAAGTGGGAAAGCGTCGATATTCTGCCAGTAGGAATAAAAGCTATTTCTAGCCTTCTGGGAAAACTATATATCGCTAGTTCTGATGCTGTCTATGAATATGAGTCTTCAATAGATGATGATGGCACTTTAATTAATGGTAAGCTGATTACGCGACAGTATGTTTTAGGCAGCCGAGATATTAAAAAATTTGTCCGTGGATCTATTGGGTATGCTGCTGAAAATGGCAGCAGCACGGCAATAAATGTTTATACTAAAAACCCAGACAATACTATAATTTCAAAGATAATAGTAGAGGACGATGATGACTTTGATAGGCTCACCCGATTTAATGCTCGCAAGCGTGGGTATAGTGCTAATGTGGAGGTCAATGCCACTAGTGGTCAGAGTTTACAGACCGAGATCAAGAGGGTAACCCTAGAGGGTTTTGTAGGCAACGGAAGGGCAGGAGGCGTTTACGATGGCAATTAAGGCTTTAGTGATTCCTGCTGATCCTCCCGAAGTCGGGAGCGATATGCTTACGGCATTGAGGAACATCGGTGCACCAGAAGTTTTTGTGCCTACTGATAAGATTACGATAGGTGCAGGAGAAACCTTACAGGTAGATGGGACGCTTGTAGTAAATGGTACAATATCGGGAAGCGGTGCTCCTACAGGTGGTGGGTCTGGTACTGGTGGAGCAACAGCACTTAATGGGTTGAATGATGTGTCCATAGCATCCCTAGATGTTGGGGATATTTTAAAATGGGACGGCACTGCTTTTACAAACCAAAGTGATGCTGTCGGGGCTACTAGCTTAGCTATAGGGGACTTGACTGATGTTGCTCAAGCAGACTACGCAGACAATTCAGTTTTGCAGTACGACAGTGCGAGTTCGAAGTGGATCGCGCGAGGTGCTGTTCAGTTTATAGAGGGTAATATTGATGGTGGCGTAGCTTCGTCCACTTACAGTATTGATCTTAATATAGATGGGGGTGCTGCATGAGTGTTCGCAGGATTCAGATACGCAGAGATTCCGCAGAGGCATTTTCCACAAGAAACCCAACGCTACACCAAGGTGAGCTTGGGCTAGATATTACCAATAAAAGAATTAAATGTGGTGACGGATTCACCAGCTGGAACGATTTAGATTATATAGACAAAACCGCAATGGATGAGATCAGGGAAGAATATGGGGATGAGGTCTCGTTTATCACACAATATGAACTCCACAAGGAATAAATAAAATGGCAGAACCAACAGACATACTAGGAAAAATCGGCAAGAAAGTTGCCACAGAAATTAAAGCGGTCAAAGACAATATTACTGGAATCAGTAATATATCAGGAAACCTTTCAATAGGTGGAAACCTAACAGTGCTGGGTGAGACAACAACACTCCAGACTGCAACGCTAGAAGTCGAAGATAATATCATCGAACTTAATAAAACTGCAACAGGTGAAAAGGGTGCAGACACTGCTGGTATTGCTGTCAAGCTAGGCACTGACCCTGATGCGACTTTAATCTGGGACGATACCGCAGCACAAAAGAACTGGAGCTTTAAAAAAGGTACAGCCTTGGCAGATGTTTCTGCTAATATTGCTGCACCTGATGGCGATGGTGTAAAGATCAATACTGTAAGTGTCGGTGACTACGCATCTTTTGAGACTGAGTTAAACGCAATTTTAAATCCCTAAGTCATGCCAGCACCAACAGACATTTTAGGGAAGATCGGTCAAGCGATAGCTGCCGAGGTCAATAGTGTTCAAGAATTAGTTGACAATTTAAATGAAGTCACAGGTGACTTGACAATCAATGGCAATTTGACTGTTGGTGGACAAACAACCACTTTGCAGACCACTACGCTTGAGGTTGAAGACAATATTATTGAGCTGAATAAAACTGATAGTGGGGCAATGGGTGCAGCTACATCTGGCATTCAGGTGCACTTAGGGCAGCAACCCAGCTCATTTAATAATCTTAGCTACAGTGACACCAGTGAAGCTAGTTATGACGCACACTGGGGGGCTACTGCTCAAGGTGCAACAGTTCAAGATAATCCCACAGCCTATACAACAGGTGCTAGTGGCACTCCTACAATTACAGTGACCTTGGAAAATGGCTTAGAGGCAGAAGCCATTTTAAGGCGTAGGTATTTCCTTAGAAAGGATAGTAGCTACGACTATGATTATGCAATCTTGTTCAGCCTAGGAGGTAGCAATACTAGAACCATTAACGGCATAACAGGGTCTGGAATTTTTTTAGAAGACTATAGTGATGGCGTTGCAGCAACACTATCATCGCCAGATCCAAGGGCTGATAAAAATCAGTTAATAGGTTTATGGAATGTCAGTGGCGTATTATTGCAGACAGAAGGCTGGAGCTTTGACTGGACAACGGAACTGTATAATGGGATCACGAATTTAGTAATCAACTCATTAGAATTTACTCAGAAATACACTCCTTTAAATCCAGCTACCATTATCTGGAACAATGATAATAATAAGTGGGAGATTAAGCAGGGATCAGATATTGCCAGCGTTAAGGCGAACTTCAAAATCGCATCTGGCTCTGCTCTTACTATGAACGGAGTTGCTTTAGGTGATTACAATAATTTTCTAACAGGGTACAATTACACTCCATAGTAATAATGCCTAGCACTATATTAGGGCAGATTGGGACAGCTGTAGGAGGGTGGTTACACCCTCTTGCAATGTCTTCGGCTACCACTGAGAGTAAGGATTATTTCAATGAACTTTCGTACTCAGATGGTAACCTCTCAGCCATTAATGTTTATGTAGATAACGCAAAGACCCAGCACCTGTTCAACAAGGTCTTTACATATGATGCTACAAAAAGATTAATAAGTGTAGTGACTACAAAATATGCAGAACTAGATAATGTAATTTACACCCAGACAATAGCTTACGACTCAGACGGAAATGTCATGTCGATTACAAAGGATTTCTAATGAGTTTTTTAGAGGCAAGTGGCATAATTACACAGACAGGCATAGACACTAACCTAAGTGGTTTACAAGGCGTGACAGGGGTTACTGTCGTTGATAATGGGTCTCACAAAACTTATCACCTTGATGGTAAACAATTAAGAGTTGATGGCACTTTGACTATTGATCCACAGGTGGAATGCTTACTTTTTGAGCGACAACACCTAGACATATATGGCACATTGAATTTTGGTGTAACCACTAATATTGGTGGTGCTACTAGATACTCTCGCGCGATTGGTTTAATATCTCATGATACTGGATATGGGCATAATAATGTGACAGGGTTCTTGATACGAAGCGGAGGCACTTTAAATTGGAACGGAGGTGCAATGAAATTACGAGGTGGTTGTGATTTCAAAAATGGATCAACTGTAAATATAACGAACGGAATCATAATTGCCATAAATTCGGCGAGTCAAAGACTTCGGATGAACTCTGCCAATTGCTCAGTGGACGGACTCTCCATTGACGGCAATCTCCGCTTTGATGTGTTCAAGACATTTGTAAAATTTGATAGGTACAATCCTAGTTTTAATGCTACTGGTATAATTCAAAAAGTGGGAAGCTTGGATGGTGGAACTGATGACCCTCTTGTACTTACAGATTTTGATGCCCAAGGGATAGAATCACCCAATGGTGACTTCCTTGGTAGTAGTTACAGAGCGACTAAAATTGAGTTCGTTAACATGGGGTACACAGGCGATTTCAATATAAGCCACGATAGCACAGGTGGGGCATCTGCCGTCTCCACACTCTATAAAGATATTAATCTGAAAATCGTGGATACCAATATCTCAAATATTGAGGGAGCTAAATATTGGACTACCGACAAAGATAATGGCAGTAGGTTTTCTGGAACTGCAATTTGGCGCGGCTCGCAGAATGCCAATGAAACATTTTCTTCGGACAGAGTCTACACAGGATCAACTGACTCAAGTGGTGAAGCAACGGAACGACTACTGACCCGTGCATGTTACGGAGGGGCATCCCCTAGTGGTGTTTACAATGGCTTAACAACAATAGATTATCGTGGCGAAACTACTGACAATACAGATGTTTTTAATTTTTATGTAGCTTCCTACGGACACACCTTAAATAGTGTCTCCCCCTCGTGCCTTGGCACAGGAGTTCTTGAGCAACAAGTGGTTTTATTTGCTGATGTATTTTTGACGCAGTCTGATAAAGCCACCGTAGACGCTTATACCGAAATAGACACGCCACAGAAGTTCTACGACAGGGCAAAGGCTTACTTGGTGGATAACTATGCTGGAGAAACTGATGTCTTTGTTTCTCGTGATGGTAACACCATAGATGCGGGCTCTTATGATGTAGTGGTAGACGCAAGCGCAGGCTCGGTATTTGCGATTAGCGGTAACACTTTAACAATCAAAGCCACCGCATTTGTGGGTAATATTAGCACAAATGGAACTACTACTTTATCTAGTGGTGCGAAGGTCATTGGTACATTTGGGGCAACCACGGTTCTTCCCTGGGAAGTAAAAAATGTGGAAGCGACCACAAGACTACAGCTTTATAATTTAACTAAGAATGCACTTGTAATTACGCAGAAATTATCTGGCACAGCAGGTACTTATGTAGATGCAACTGGTACATACGACCAAACTGAAATTTCAGAAGGAGATGTTATCCGACTGCGATGCACTTGTGTAGTAGGGGCAGAAGCAATGCTACCCGTTGAGATAACGGGCGTTGCGACAAGTACGGGTATTACATTCTCAGTAGACCAAGTATCCGACGAAGTATACAATTCTAATGGTATAAATGGAAGCACGGTATCCACATTAACGGCAGACTACAACAGCCCAATGGGTGTAGATGTATCGGATGCGGATGGCACGGCAAGTGTTAAAGAAATCTATGCATTCTTTGTGTATTCCACTACAACGGAAGATGGAGTGCATTTATGGTTTGGTGGAATGCGTGCTATTGATAATGCAAACTACGAAGTGATTGTAGATAATGCTGATATAAAGATTCAGAATATTGGTAGTAACTCAGTAGTTGTAACAGATGGTAGAATGTACCGGGACGACGGCGCATCTATTTTATACGCGGAGGATGGTGACAAGCCAATATCCATGGACTCAGGTGCATTAGTAACAAGTATTCAGCCTCAAGTGGAGGCGGGTTTAAATGCCAACGCAAAGATTGCAAGCATGGACAAGAACTCTAAATTAATCCCTGCTCTTCTATGAGTTTAACTTTCTAACATGGATGCTTGACGAATACATTCTTGCATTCTAATTTATATGTAACACGATAATTATTGTAACATCATGGCTAGTAACATAACTAACGACGCAAGTGGGTCCCCGGACCTTTCTAATAATCAATCAAACATTAAACTAAGGCAGAATACAGGAGGAACCCCTCTTGCTCATGCTGATGTTGACGGAAACTTTGAAGTCTTAAGGTTAGGTCATAATGCAGTGGTTACTGCACTAGCTAGTAAATTAGCAAGTTCACACGCAGGCACTGGTGGTGGTGCTCACTTAGATGCAACCACATCGGTGGCTGGATTTATGTCTAGCACCGACAAGAGTAAATTGAATGGTATAACTGCGGGTGCTAACGCATACACTTTACCTGCAGCACTTTCCGGCACTATTGGTGGAGTAAAAGTAGCATCCAATTCTAATATTTCCTTAGCAAGTGATGGCGCAATATCAGTAGCGCAGGCATCTAGTGCTACAAAAGGGGTAGTTAGGGTTGATAATAGCACTATTACAATTAGTTCTGCGGGCGTAATATCCGCAGCAGCGCAGTCTAGCTATACTTTGCCTGTTTCGACTGCCAGTACTTTAGGTGGCGTAAAAGTTGCAGCATCAAGTAATATATCAGTCGACGGTAATGGATTTATAGATGTTCCTGTATATGATGCTGCTTACGAAGGTGGTGGAGTTTTTGGTAGAAGTCTTGCTAGGATGGGCGTATCGTATGATTCTTCTGTAGGATCAGACTTGATTCGCAGGGATAGTGTAGCGGCATTGACTACAACTGCTACAGAGTTTACTCCATTTGGCCAAACAACCATAGCATCAGACGATGCATTATATGTAGTTAATGGACAAAGAACAATGAAGATTTATATCCATGCAACTGAAGGCATTGATATAAGAAAAGACGCATCCGGTAGTACAATCGCTGGTGGATATGGGGACAATGACACACAAGGAGGACTAGGTAGTTATCAATTCCGTGGTGTTGTTGCTGATCCGCTTGATTCTAGGTATGATACTATTCCTCAGTATTTCATTAATTACGGACAAGCTAAAGCATACTTACAGTTTCATCATCTTGGTATTCAGAGTGTAGAGTTTTGGTTTCTTACTGATGTTACTGAAGACTTGTACCCTTACGGTAGTGGAACAGCTCCTCATGACGCACATTACTTTAAGGAAAAGTTGTATTCACCTTTTCAGAATGGTGAGCGACAGGTCAAGCAATGGAATGTAACCTTTAAGGGGGGAAGAACATTTATACATTACTCAACAGCTAATGTGCATATTGAAGATTTAAGTATAAATATAAATTCTAACGGCCAAGGATTTTCTCATGTATCTGTAGTTACGGGTGGTGGTTATTTATACCTAGCTGGATATGTAGGCGTATGGGCTGATAGATATTGTGATTTTGGTATATGGGGAGCCTCTAGGCAGTCAACCATTTACAACTTCTCAATGGGTGATTATCGAATTAATAATGACCCTAGTAATGGTGGGCGATCTGAGCTATTCCCTTCTTATATTTATCACCTAGATAATTCTCAATGTAAGGAACTCACATCGTATGGTAATGCAATTTATAACCACGGTGCCTATGCAATGAGATGTGATGGATGGTGGGGCACTGCAAAACTAGCTAATGGATCAGATTATCAGGTAACAAATTTCAACATTCCCCACTCAGGTAGTGATGAAGATGCTAGTGTGATGGGTTGGCCAGACGGGTCTTCTACTGGGACTGCAGTACAAAAGACAATGGCACAAGGTGGATCAGCAGAAGATATTTTCCCTGCCATAGGGCCATACACTCAGATTGTTGGCGCTAGGCAAACATACGATCCATTAGTCACAGCTTTTGCAGCTCCTGCATTTATGTCATCTGGAGTGGGTAATACTGTTTCATTTGCTAATTATACAGAATTTACAGGAACAAATTGGGAGGTAGAGCCTGTTCAGTTGAATAATTATTGCTTCACTCCTGTGATGGGTCAAATACTGTGGGGTAGCACATTAAACCCTAATGTAATGCCCATAGATGGATTCCAAGCGCTGTTACAAGTGTCGCAAGCATCCTCAGTAAATTTCCCTATTACCATAGCAAACCCGATACATAGTGTAAATTCAGGACTAGCTGCTGGTACAACCAAAGGAAGGTACTTCCACTTCTTCAAGCATGGATATGCTGGCGGGGATGCTTTTAATGCTTCGACCGCAGACGAGACTTCCTCACACGCCACTGATTCAAATGGAAATTCTTTTAATAGGTATTTTCCTACCACACCTAATTTCCACGCACAAGATGCAGCTTGGATACCAACCGCTAACTTCGCTTAATCATGGAATATTCTAAAGATATAGTTTATGGGGACTACGATCCTCATGCCAACCTAAGATCAGATGTGAATGGCAACCCTACTCCATTCTCCGAGTATGTAGATTTAAATGGAGTTGGTTCAGTACCAGACAATAGTAAGACTACAATTCGGGTTTACAGGGATGCATTACTCGCATCATCTGACTGGACGCAAGCTGCTGACTCTCCCTTAAGTGACGACAAGAAAGCAGAGTGGGCCACTTACAGACAGGAACTCAGGGACATCACAAGTATCGAAGATCTCGCTGGTGTTCATGATACACGCTGGCCTGTAACGCCCGTTTGATATGACGGGACGATCCCGTCATGGCACACCTTAAAACAGTAATACGGCCAGCAAAGGTTTCCGAGCTTCCATATATCGGTCAGCTTATTCTTGATGAATTTGTGAGTGAAACGCACTCGCATATCCCTGAGTTGGAGTCATCTGATCATAAGTCTATTGATGGATTCTGTGCAGACTTTAAGCAACGGTTAGAGCAAGATATACCTACTGCGATTTTTATCGCTGAGCGTGGTGATGAAATAATTGGGGCTGCTGCAGGAAGCGTAAGTAAGCATCCGTGGGCTAAGGATCAGATGTGGGGATCTGAAGACTTCTGGTATGTAAAGAAGGAAGAACGAGGAACACCCATTGGGATCAAGCTATTCAATAAGTTAATGGACTGGTTCAAGGAGAACGGTGCCGATCGCATCCACATGGTACATTACCATTGGAATCAAAAGGTATCTAAATTTTATGAGCGCAAGGGTTTTGTGCCGTTTGAAGTAAGCTACGTAAAGGTTGTATAATGGCACATAAAGTAGGCAGAAGTATTAAAAAGGAGATCTTGGATGATGCGTTGGGCATCGACGAGAATAAGACTTTTGGAATCAAGAATAAAACTCTTGTTGGTGGAGCATTGGCGAAAGTAACACCAGGTGCAAAAAACAATATATTTGGACAGGCAGGAGACTTTATCGAGGATAAAATAACTGCACCAGTTAAAGAAGGTGTGGGGGCACTTGTAGGTGGAGTTTTAGGTGGAGGTCAGGACAATACGCAAGCCACTCTCGACGCATACAATGCACAGGTATCTGCACTAGAGGCAAAGGAGAACGAGGCAAACCGTATGGCTCTCGCTAACACTTTGTTATCTCGCGGAAAAGGTAAGTTCTTTGACGTAACAAGACCCGAGGAGGTAGAGAAGTTTCTGATTGAGCAAGAGGGTAAATATCTTGATCCATTCCCTGACTACTTAAGGCAGTCAGGAGATCGATTACTAGGTGACCTAGAGAATACTGCAGGGAATATAAATAATTATATAGGTACTGCAGATGAAAGGATGAAAGACTTTCAACCCACGCTTGATCGCTTGGGGAGCATAAATCAAAACGCCATTGATAAGCTTGCTTCTATATATGACGGAAGAATGGAAAGTGAGCTTGGTGGATATAAAGATCAGGCTCAGGATATTACTCGTCAATTACAGGCATTAAATACTGAGGCAGGTGATGTAACATCAGGCTTGCAGCAAGGAGTCCTTGATCGTGCGCAAGGTTATGCAGATTCGCTAGGACGATCCGTTGACATGGAGACGGGTTTAGCAAATAGAAGATATGACGAGCTAGATGCGATTCCTGATTACATGCGGAATACCGCAGATCAACTTTTAAGCGCAGAGCGTTTAAAAGCATTAGCCGCAGGTGCAAATGCAGAAAATATGGCAAACTCTCAACAGAGGGGTATTCGCGGAGCTATGGTTGGTCAGGGTAGTGGCACGGCAGAAAATATGGGTAATGCCATGATTCGCGCACAACTTGGTCAAGATAGATCGGACCTTTTAGCAGATGCGTTAATTAGTAATATTGAGCGCAGGGGGGAGGCAGACCTCGCAGGTGCTGGATTAAGGGGAGAAAGGTTTGAGACTTTAGGTGATATAAACCCAGCAATGGCGGATGTTTATCGGGATGAAGCAATGCTTGGGCGTGCAAACACAGAACTTGGATTTGGTGACCCTAGACTACAGGCAAGAGCAGAAAACCTAGGCTTGGATCAATCTATGGTTGATTCAGATCAAGCATTCTTCTCATCTATGCTTTCTCAACAATTAGCCAATACCGGAATGATACCTGGTCTAGGCATGCAGGAAGCAATGCTACCCGCACTTATGGGAGAGGCTGCACTTTCAGGTCAAGGTCCATTAGCTCGATCCGTATCACCATACACCTCAACAGGCACACTTCCACAGGGCCAAACAGTTTTTCAAAATACTCCATACACGCCTCCCGCTCAGGGGCAAAGGCGTGACTGGTTAGATATATTATCAGATATACCTAGCTACATTAATAAGGGGCAGGAGGCGTACGGAAAAATACAAGGGATTTTTAACTAATGGCAATTCCAAGAGCATCTATACCTCAAGCTAGTATGCAACAGGCACAGCCTTTACTTGCGCAGTTTAATGCTGCTCGTGCCGCAGCGCAGGGTCAACAGATGCCTGTTATCCAGGGTAGGGGAATTGATCCTGCTCAGCTTATGCAAATGGCGCAGGGCAATGCGTTGCAGATAAGGAATCAATTAAATGGTCAAGCCAATCAGTTTATTGCCACCGATCCCGCTGTAGATATTCGGGCTCGTGAAAGATATTTGGAAAGTCTTGAGAAGGATACTCAAGCCGCTAATCGTGCAGATAGCCGAGCTATATTTAATGCTAATAAAGCAGATGCGCGCACGATTTATAGCACAGAGAATGCAAAGGAAGCCGCTGCATTATCGGCTCAGCAAAATGACGCTCGTCTGCAACGGGATATAGATAACAGAAATCTAAATACTGATCGTCGGATAGAAGCTGATGATAAAAGGTTTGAACGAAAGGTAGAGCAAGATGAAGCCAACCGCAGAGCCGCCACAAATGCCGAAATTGAGCTCAAGGAATATGAGGATGAGTTAATACGAAATCGCCTGGCGGACGAGCGACAAATTGCTGAAGCAAAGCAAGAAGCATTGGAAGGGAAGTTCGGTCCAATGATTCAAAAGCCGATATTAGCCTACCAGAACTGGCAGGAATATGGCAAAGCGACCAGGTATGAGGAGTACAAAACGCAATTTATACAATCAAAACTTCAAGACCCTAAATATGTTCAAGAATACCAATCTGATGCTCGATTCGGCGGGAAAGATTTTTTTGGTAGCGGAGACCAGCAGTCACAAAACTATTTTATTGGTCTAGCTGCATTTATTAGAAGTAAGCTCGAGGGAGGAGACCCAGTACTAGCAAGCGGTTTTGCTCCGTATCAGCTCAAATTGAACCAAGAAGAGGAAAGGCTGGCAAGCGTTTCCGCAAAATCTTTCACATTCGCTCTTGCAAATAAAATACCTGTTGACATGAATCCTGGTGCACAAGCAGGAGGACCAGTCACTGTTCCTGGTGGTGTGCAAGTACAAGGTAATGGTGCTGGTGGTGTACCTGTTGGCGGGGGAGCAAATCCACTGACTCCTAATGTACCCGTAGCACCCGGATCCCTTCCTGCTTTTAAGCAGCAGGAGGCTCCTCCTCCTCCAGAAGAAGAATCTTCAGCTGACCCCTTAACCACAGCAATACTTACATCAACCGGAGCGATTGCTACAAATGAGGCTTTGAGGCAAACTCCTGTAGATGTAGACAAAGAATTTGCTAAAGCCAAACCAAACCAAGCCGATCTCGATCAAGGCACTCGCAGAGTGTATGAGCAGATGGGGGATACTAAGCAACAGAAGCAAGCTATCCAAGAAGTGGATGATAAGTTGTCGAGAGATACCGATAAAATCAATAAAACCAAGGAGTTGGCTAAAAAGAATATAGCTACTGCTGAGTCTCAAATAAAGGAGCTGGAAAAACAATCTGAATCCTTAAAGAAAAAGATACAGGACAAGAGCAAGAAGTATAATAAATTTGCCACAAAACTTAACACATACGGAGAATACTCACCAACCGAGCAAAGAGAATTTAAGCAAAAGATGCGAGCAATCCAAGATGACATAGGTAAGCTCACCCAAGAGATGAATCAAAAAGCTGGTGAAATCGATGTCAAAAAACAAGGGATTACCCGCAAGAAAGATTTACTAGGACAATTAGATAAATCCTTAAGCTCTAGGAAGGCAAAAAGACCGGGACAGGTGGGGGCGATCAGGAAAGACCAAAGCTTAAGATCTACTAATATATCCAACCAAAGAAGCACTGTTAATGCCGATCCTGACTTAAAGGAAACTGCGCAAAGGCAAGGAAAATTAAATGCCTTAATAAGGCAGAAGGGTATGAATCCAGATGACTTTCGCATGAGCAATGGACTCCTTGATGAAGCTGCGATGCGGGATCACATAGGTGCAAAGAAAGAATTTGCAATAAGTAAGCTAGCAAGAAGATTCCCTGATTTAGCGAAAAGAATAGCGGGGCTTGCAAAGGGAAGGATTGGGTCAAACTTACTAATCGCAACCATTACAGGAGGTACGGCTTACGCACTCTTATCAAGAGAAGATAAGAAGGAAGCAGAGACCCAATTAAAGGAAGTCAAGGATCTTGAGGAAATCGAAGCAGAGTTAAACGCAACTCAGTCAACACAACCTAACGCCCTGCAACCCGCACAATAAAATGTACAGCCCTCGATTAGAGCACGGAAGCCTGACCAATTCGCCTCCTGAGGAAAACCTAACATATGGCGAGCAGTATAATGCACTCGTTAATGCGCCAGATAGGGAGCAGTTCTTAACCGGTGTAGGCACTAGCGCAGCGCTTACGCCTGCTGTAAATAGCTTAATACCAAATGTGCCCGTAAAGCCTGGCATGTTAAATGAGATGGCTCGCATAGGAATGAAAGGAGTTAAAGGAGTGGGGGTTCCTATGCTTACTTATGAGGCGGGAAACGCAGGTTACAAATTGATAGATGGAGTTTTTGATCACCTTGAGGAGGCTGTCCCTGAAGCGCAGAAAAGACAAAGGGAGAATTACGAGACAAGGGAGGAGATGATGCCGGGAGTTGTTGGGGTGAACGATAATCCTTTGGTAATAGAAGAGAAGACTACCATGGAATTTACTCCAATGCCCATGGAGGAGTTTATGCCAAAAGCAGAGGGGAATACTACAGAAGAAATGTCATTTGATGATATTCTTAAAGAATTAGAACAACCCATCTAATGCCAAGTTTAATACCCAATGATATTGATGATCCAATTGCTGAACAATATCGAGCGCAACTCGATGCGGTAGGGCAGGATACAAGGTTTCTCAGTAACAGAGAAATCGTCAAGAGGCTTGGGGATAGTTTAATCCAAGGTGGTAGAACTAATGATGACATTGTCTCCACCTATGGAGAGGGATTCTTAAGTAATTATTTAGACGAAAAGAATAAACCCGTAGAGGGGCAAGGTGTATTTGGAGATGCTATGGCAAGCCTTCGCAGGCAAGCCATTGGATTAGGAGAGGTTGCGCTTGGCGGAGTAGGTTTGGCGGCTGATGCAATGCCTGGTGAATTATTCGATCCCGTTCGTGATGCTGCAATGCGCAAAGCCGCGGAATTATCTCAGGCATCAGCCGAAGGGCCACAACCAACCATAGATAGCTACGCTGATGTCCGCATGGATAAACCCATGGAGGTACTGAGGTATGGTGCAAACTTACTAGGTGGAGCATTACCTTCCGTTGCACAAGCGGCGGCAACTGGTGGAGTTGGTGGCTTGGTTGGCGTTGCAGGTAAAGGCTTACTTAAAAAGAAAATCCGGAAAGAGCTTGGGGATATTGCGGAAGAAGAGTTAGAGAGGCTCGCCAAGAAGAAAGCATTTAAATATGGTGCAGCTGCAGGCTTGGGAGCAAGTTCTGGCATTATGGGAACGGGTGAGGTTTACGCAGAACTTTACCCATACACGCAACTTGCAGAGACGGATGAGAACTACATAGATCCTGAAACTGCACGAAATGTATCCTTTGCGGGAGGTGCTTTAGTTGCGGGACTTGACTTTGTATCCGCAGGCAAGATGCTCAATAAGCTTATTGGTATAGGAGATAAAGCATCATCTGACTACCTGAAGAGATTGTTACGCAATCTTCCTGAAGGCGTATTCCTCGAGGGGGCAACTGAAGGTGCGCAAGAGTTTATCATCATGGCATCCGAGAAGTATGCGCGTGGTGAGAATATGACTGAGTTCACCGGTCAGGAAATTGAAAGGATGATCAATGCAGGAATTATGGGTGCGGCAGGTGGTTCTCAGTTTGCGGCTATTTCTGCGATACCAGGATCCAAATCTGATCCGAGGGAAATAGATGATTCAGATACCCCCAAACTTGATATGTCGCAACGCCCTGACACCGACTCGATCCTTGGTGACAGACCAGGTGAGACCCTCGGATTTGAGGTGGGGCAGGAAGTAAGTGAACCATTTGGTGTAAGTGGCACAATTGAGTCCATCACCAACGGCATGGCAACTGTGCGATCCTCAAAGGTAGATGCGGATGGGGTGGAGAGTGTAAGAATTAAGCAAGTCCCCGTGTCACATCTAGCTCCTGTATTTGAGAAGCAAGTCATACAGGATGATGATAAGCCTGATACGCCTGAACAGAAAGTAAAGAAGCAGGCAAAAAAAGAAGCAGATGATAAACCAAAAAAGATTGTAGCTGAGCCCGCCAAAAGCAGTACATTCAAAGTTCCGCAGGATGATTATGTTGAGGAGGTTGGAGCCAAAGATTTCAAGGGTGTAAGTGCTTTGGAAAGTAACGATGCGCGGGATGTGTATAATGCATTGCTACCAATAATGAATGACCCCAAGTCTGGAATTAAACAAGGCAACACCTTCGATATGGTGGGCGTAATTAAAGGTTTAGTTGCTGATGGTAGGATTACGCAAAAGATATTAGATAAAGCAACTGCCAATGGTAACGCCGCACTTAAGGTACTAAGAACTTCCGGGATATTGGGTGATCAACGGGAAGCAGGGAATTACAACTGGAGAAAATCGACTGCGTACGATAACCAACTTGCCGAGGATAAAGCTCTTTATAAGGAAAGAAAAAAAGCAGAGACTAGAAATAAGAATATTGAGAAGCGCGGGCTCAAAGTGGATGAAGAGAACCCGCAAGTTCTCAAGGTAAGTGGTAGCTCTGACTACTATGTTGTACGGGATATTGTACAAGACCCAAAGGATCCAATCGAAGACGGCTATGTCATAGTAGACCAGTATTCAGATTTTGAGCTAAAGGAAAGCGTTAGGACAAATTTATATGTAGACCCAAGTGTATTAAATAAGCCAATTGTCAAAAGGGATGTTCTCGGAGAAGGAGGGAAGCCTGTAGGCATAGAGACGATTGAGATGGAAATCGAAATGCCATCCAACGCAGATTACGCAAAAGGCATTAAGTTTTTTCATTACGGCAAAAACGGAAGACTTTTATCAAAAGCAATAGAGGTAAAGGGGGAAACGCTAGAAGACATTGGTCAAGTAATTAAGACAAATGGACCGCTACTGAAGAGATTAAAGGAAAACCCTGGTTATGTAAGTATTACACACTTAGACGATCAGGGTCAGGAGGTGGAGACTAATGTGCAGTATGATTTAGATGCGCTGGATGGAGAACTCACAATCGGAGGCCAGGATGTCGGCGTAAATAAAATACCTATAGAAAAGCATTTCGTAGAGAAGAATGGTGTCGATCAAATCAATACCCTTCCCCGTGACTTAAAAATAGATTTTGTGCATTTTGATGACACAATAGATAATCAGGTAAAGGAAAAGGGCTTAGAGCCAGATGCAGAGAATTTAGTTAAATTTAAAGGAAATACCTCAGGTATAGCATTCGGTGTTTTTAAGAAAACCGATAGATCTGGAGGTTTGCCCACAGATAGTATCAGGGTAGCGTCCTTAAAGAAAAACCGAAGTCGCATAAGTGGTTACTCTGCTATCGATGGGAAATGGAAGAAAATTAGCGACTGGGGCGACAGAAGCTACGAACTTATAGGCTTCATAACGGCAGACGAAAAGTACGGGCGCGACATAGATATATACTACGAGAATGCCAGTAAGTTAAAGGACGATTTAGTGCGGGGTGGATATGTAAAAAATGCACTTAGCCAAGATAATATTCCTGCACATGTAGAGAGAACACTGGCTGAGGAGTACGATATCTCATCTAAGAAGGATCCAAAAACAAACAATTACGAAAAAACATTCCGGAAGCTAAGGCAGAGAGAAAGGGAACTTGCCTTTGAAAACCCAGAAGAAGATTACTCAGTAATTTCTGGTCAGTACAACCTGGAGAAAGATAGTCCATTAAAGGAAGGGGAGGACAAAGAGCATAAGGATCTCATGAGAAAACTCCTTCAGCTTCAGGTGGATCTTGAGACTTTAAGTCAACTCAAGAAGAAGGGTGCAACTTTTGAGAAAAGTGACATAGCACCTTTTCGTGACCAAGATGCATTTTGGTTATTAACTGTTCTTGAGAGAAACTACCCTTTCTGGAATGAACTTATGGATCTTGAGAATGGTCCTATCGCTCTTTATACACGAAGTAATGATCTAAGGAGGAAAAAAAATAGCGGGTCTGCATTAAGTCAAGAAGACTCGGAGTTCTTAAATAGAACTGAAGCAATCTTTACTCGAGAGGACACAAACGGTAATCCTCAAAGGATGAGTCTCAAGGAAATCCTTGAGGAGTTTCACTTTAAGGATGCAGAAGATAGTACGAGAAGAGTCCTTTTGCGTAATGCGGCACGATCCATAATACCCGAGAACTCTAAAATCGAGGTAATAAGTAAGCCTATAGCGGATAAGCTACTGGATGTATTCAATGAACATAAGAAACACAATACAGCCACACTTCTTGATGATGATACACCTGAAGTAATAGATGATGCAAGACAGTCCCCGGAAGGGACAATGGCTCTACTTAAACTATACTTAGTCCGTGCAGGAATGAGTGCGGATGACGCAGGTAAACTACTTAAGGAATCTAGGCACGCAGGTGTGGCAGATCAGGGAAGGGGCGCACAGCTAAGAAGCCAGGGTAAACTAAATGAAGCTAAAGATAAGGAAATCTTTATAAATGAAGATAACTTTAATCCTGCGGATATACTGAAATCAATAACTTTAGAGAGAAGACGGATTAAGGGCGAACCAGAACCCGATCTTTCATATGACGCAAGAACTGGCACTAGGAATAAGCAGGTAGATAGAGCATTTGATATGCTGAAGGAAAAGATTCCTTACTACAAAGATCTGATGCGAGAAGTGTATAAGCCTCAAGCACAAGGTGAGTCAGTCTTTCTTACTCCTGAAGATCAAGTGTCGATAGATGACTTGAGGCAAATCTCGAGCATGTACGGTGCGGATGGTAGGAATGAGTTTCAGGCAAAAATACCACAGAAGCCTGATCTTGTTACAGGTGTAGTCGAGCCAGCTCGCAAGTTACCACTCACTCCAGAAGATATTGAGGCAGATGGAGTATTGGCTGCGCAGTCTGAGACTGCAATCATTGCACCTGAACAAAACCCAATGGAGGCAGGTGGGTACCCCGAGCTTGTCACACTTGCTCAGGGAGCGATTGATAAATTTGTAGGAGAAGGAGATTCTCAAGGTACATTTAGTGCAAAGCTTGCCCTGGACAAAATCATCAAGGATGTAAACCCAGACTTTGTAAATTCTGACTCACTTACATTTTGGGCTTCCATGTTGAAGGGTAGTAACTCCCTTAATGATGTGCGGATCCGATTTATGCCATGGAATGAGTTCCGTAAATATGCACGAGTCACACAGTATGGCGTAACTGCTGGTGTGTACATCCCGAGTAATAATGAGATTATAATTACAGATACATTCTACAATGATCCAGATAAGAAGATTTCTGCGGATGAGGCACTCGCCAACCTGCTTATACACGAACTAACCCATGTTCCTGTCCGGTTAGGGATACTGGTTGGTGCGGCAACAATTACAGGCAATCAACACATCTTGGAGGAGATGTCTAACTTGGGTTTAGGGGTCGATAATCAAGGGCTGGCAAAAATATATCAAAATGTAAAAGATGTAATCATTCCCTATCTTCATGAGATCAATAAAGAGTATGGAGTGAACCCACGGGAGTATGCATTGACTTCTGTTGAGGAATTTTTTGCAGAACTTCCAAGTAATTATGAGTTGCGACACCTACTAAAGAAAGCCCGGATTACACCAGAGCTTTCAAAGCAACTGGGCATGTCATCCAAGAATCCCTTCAAGACCATATGGCAGTACATAAGAAGATTGATTGCCAGAATTATTGGTGTTGAGCCAAACCTTTTAGACACAGCTGACAACTACCTAAAGAGCATAATAAAAAAAGCACAACCCATGGGTAAGTACATGGGGCAGTTGCCGTTTGATAATAAATATCGCAACCAGCAAATGCTATTCGATTTTGACCCGAAGGTCGAGGAAGCACCATCGGATCTTCCTACATTCTGGGGCTTGTATAAGATCAAAAAGGGTAACCCAAAGATGTATCAGCAGGTAGCCGAAGCAATCTTCAGTCCAGGTAATGAGTATTTGGATGGAGATATTGCGTACCAATATTCAAAGAAGCTAGGTTTAAATAGAAAGAAGCTGTACGCCGAGATACAACGCGCCCACGCTAGGCACAGGAGAAGAACTGGATACAGGTATAGTCAAATAGAAATTCCCACCCCTATGGATGGAGACGGATTCCTAAAAGACCATAAGTTTCATGTCACACTTACAGAAAACATTTCTAACATAGAAAAGGAAGGGATAACCTCAGGGCACCCATCTAATTGGAAGATGGCCGGCACAGGTCAAGACTATGGCGCCGGAAAAGTATTTGCCATGGATAACTACTTCGATGCAATCAAGTGGGCTACTGAAATGGAGTGGGCAAGGTACAGCACTATGGGAAATGGCTCTGTGTCAATTATAACATTTAAGGATACGCTTGATGGAGATATACAATTTCCGTGGGCTGAGGATAATGAAGATATTATTAATACTTCCGGAAATGAAGGAAAATGGTACAAAAGACAGGAAAAGGTAAGGTCTGGTCAAATCTTGGGCTTCACCAAAGTAGACCTTGAGCATGTTAAGAATGCATCTAATAGGAAAAGAAAACTGGCTGAGGGAGACAATAGGTACAATCAGGTAGAAGTGCCACCCTCCAAGTTTCCAAACAAAGAGCCAGACGCAGGTGCGCGTGTGTACCACGAAGCAAATGTCGCAGCCAATAACGAGGTGCTCTTGGAGCTTCGTCATGTATATACAGATTTAGGTGATAACTTACCTAATAAGTATAAGGGTGAAGACGGGTTTAAGAAGTTCGTTAAGGAAATTGGGTTAACTGACATACAGAAACTCATGAATAAGTACACCGAGATCCTTGGTGTTGACATGGATTATCTTAATAATCTCACAATCTATGACCAAGGCATGAATCGCAGGGGGCGCGACCGCGCATTGATTGATGCAGTTTCTTATCTCAGCAGGATTCGCGAGAAAGCCAGAAAGAATAAGGCAAGCATCGGCGAATCAATTGATAAAGTAAAAGCAGATCTTGCGGCATTTGAGCGTCTTCATGAAAGGATGCAGGCTGGCAAGTTAATTGCACCAGCGGAGTTAGCCCAGAGCCTAGTAGATAAAGTCAAGGGTATAACTGTGCCTCAGATGCAGAAGATTTTATCCACTATGGAGGGTGGGGCAGATGTCACGGTTGAAGATCTTAAGAAATTTAGGGAGGATCCAAGCTTAAACTCAAAGATTGCAGGAGCTATGAACGCCGTAATCGAGATGTCTGATTCCGTGGAGACAATGAAGGTATCAGACATTATTGAACGCATCGAAGGATCACTAGACCCCAGGTTAAAATTTCTCAAGGAAGACAAGTTCGCACTTCACGCATTCGCAAGTAAGACAAGAGACAGCATTGATCTATACGCAATGCTACGGATCGCAAAAGATTCAGATAGTGATCGCAAGAAGTCATTTATGCGTACAGTGGCTAGGATCGCAGGGGCGAAGAAGCCAAAGCAGGTCAAAGATGCGTACAACGAATCGTTCAAAAAGAACAGACTTGGTACACAATTAAAGAACCTGAGGGACGCAAAACTCCAGGCACTAAAAGTAGAAAAGAACTACGGAGAGAACCTTGCTGACAAAGGTTTGCATGAGGCAATTGACGGGATTCTGCTCGACAAGGAAACTAGACTAAGAACAGCATTGGGTGAGCTTGAGCCGATTGATATTCGTCATGGGGTAAACATGAAGGTCATGCGCAGAAAGCGTGACGAGCAGGGGAACATAATTACCTCGGGGCCAGTCCACGAGCAATGGGAACTAGATGACTACCGCATAAAGTACAAAGGTGGCAAACTTGATGACAAGGATGGTTTTGTAAAAGCCAATGTTGAGACACTTGAGTTTCTCAGGGACGAGAAAGCCAGGGAAGCATTTTCCCATGAGCCGTGGTATGACATTATGCGCGAGCAAGCCAATCGTGCGATGAATGAGCCCGTGGGCGATCAATACTTTACTATTAGAAAACAAGCATGGATGGCGGGAATAGAGTCACTCAATGCAAGGCTGAACAGATTGGGATACGAAGGTAAGAAGTTAGCAGGGATGTTATCCCGTACCTCTGCGTTATTCAGAGACATAAACTCCGATGTGCAATACTACGCAAAGCGTTGGAATGTTGCGTACCTAAACCTGATGGACAAGCTGGGTATAGATGGGCAGAAGATGTTCACTACATTTTACCAGGACTTGTGGTGGTGGATGGATCAACATCCTGAGTACGATGGTAATGAGACAGATGCAGTTAATGCAGTCTGGTCACACCTGAAAGAGTACGCAAATATATCAGACAAGTCTAAGCTCAATGCGGAAACAAAGAAAGCAATGGTGGGTCTACT